GAGGAGACGCTAAATCACCTGACAGCAGAAGAGCAGCGGACGATCCGCACTCGGAGAAAGCAAAGGTACGAGCTGGTATGGGTGCTGAAAAAAGAGCACCTGCCCAATCACATCTGGGACTGCAAAGTATACTCATCTTTTGCGGCTGAGCTGAGCGGTGCCCATTCGCTGCAGAGCCTGGAGGAACAAAAGCCAAAGCAGCCGAAAAAGAAACGCGGGCGGTCAGGATTCCTGGATGACTTGCCAGCTTTGACTTAGGAATATCGGCTTTTCAGTGAAAAGCTGAAAATCGGGCATATTTGCTCAGAAAGGTTGACAAAGTGGCAGAACTGAAAAATAGGGCGTTATTGGTGGCAGGGGGGGCAAAAAATCGAACACAGGGCATCCTGGTGGCCAGGATAGGGCGAATATGGGGTTAAATTGAGGGATTAGTGACAATGGATGATTTATACGAATATTTGGGTGCTGTCTATGGATGGACCTGGTGTAAGCATTGCAGGGAAAATATTTGGCACTTGTTGTACTGGCCGGCACTCGAGTTTTGTGGAGAGCCGCCGCAGAACGAAATTTTAGGTGCCGAGATCTGCGCTGGTGGTTTTTGGTCGGGTTTCATGTCGGAGGCCCGGGGCTTGAGCTGGGACAGGAAGTCACGCTATGGCAAAAAATAATACACGGATGTAAAAAATGAGCAATGGTTTTTTGGATGATCTGCCTGAGCTGGAGCTGCCGGCCAGGCGAAGGAAAAAGAAATCGGACGGGCCCAGGAATCAGCTGGTACGCTTTATAAGACTCCGGTGCCCGAAATGCGATAGTGCTCAAGTCCCGGTGCAACATACAAATCCGGAGGTTGATGGTAAAATAATAAGGCATCATAAATGCGCTGATTGCGGACATACGTTCAAGAGCATCGAGGAAGGTTAACAACCGTAAAATGAAATTTTTTTTGGCGAAAATCACGGAAACACCGTTTTTGACCCGTTAAGCAGGATATCGGCTTAAAAAAATTTTCAACTACGTTCCAGAATCTGGAACATACCCCCTTTTATCTTCAGAGCTCATCTTGTAGTTTGTTATTTGTGTTGACTTGACAATTTATATAGAGGCAACGAAAAATGTAATCGAACAAATCAAAAAGGCAAAAGCAAGGAGATTAACTGATGATAAAAACCATGATTACCGGTTTGGTGCTGTGTGTGTTGTTGCTTGGTTATCAGCCGACGCCATGCCCTCCGCTTGACCCGAATGATGTGCCTTTCATTTACGACCCGAACCAATGTCCAAGCGAGCCGATGATAGCTCTGATTATTCGGATTGGCTCTGCTCACGTTGGAGAGATTAAAGTAATTGAACCGGATGGCGACCCTGTCACAGTCAGTCTAATGACAGGTGATTACGAAAGCGGCATCATAGTCGATTCTTACCCGTATTACAATGAGAAGGATCCGAATGACCCGTTAGGAATGGCAAGGATATATCGTTTCACTTGGAGGTGGACGCCGGCGATAGATGATGACGGCTTGCATTACGTCAATGTCCGCGTGTCCGACCAATACGGTGCTTTCGATGAGAGGACTATGATTATTTTAGTAAAAGAGAATCGTCCACCTATGATAATAGGATGTAGATAAGCGAAAGGATTGATCACGGCTACGTTGGCAGCACAACTTGAAAGCGTGCAGGCGGCCATAGCGGCGATCGAGGCCGGCGCCCAGAGCGCAACGGTGGATGGCCAAACTGTGAACCGGGCAGAGCTGCGAACACTCTATACCCGGGAGCAAAGGCTGCTTAACAAAATCGACAGGGGAGACAGAGGCAGGATTACGGTAGCTGAATTCTGATGTGGAAGATAAAGACCAAAGATATAATCCGAAAAATTTCACGAAACCGTATCGGGAATAAAAAATCAGAATCTGTTTCACGACGTGTTTCGAAGAAATTGGATGATGTGATAAGTGTGATATCGCCGCGTGCGGCCATGATGCGCAAATCGTACCGGTTCGGCTATGACATTTTGGACAGATACAGGACCCGGAAGAAACGCTCTATTATGGGAGGAACCGGTGATCAACATTTGACAGATGCAAACCAGGACAAATTACGGGAGATCTGCCGTGATTTAGGTCGAAATAACCCGCTGGTCAAAGGAATATTTCGCAAGCTGGCCACGAAGATAGTCGGGACATCTACGAAGATTCAGGCCAATACCGAGGATGAAGGCTGGAACCAAGCGGCCGAGCAGCTCTGGAAGGAAGAAATGGTCAACGTGCCCTGTGATGTCACCGGGCGGTTCAACATTCATGCGTTCCTGAAGAAAATGTATTATACGTACTGCAGGGACGGTGACATGTTTATTATCTTTGTCGATAATGATGAGGTTGAAGGGATCCAGGCGATCGAGGGAGATTGGGTGGGCACACCATACGGCAGGAAGATGAATGAAAAATTCGACGTGATAGGTGGTGTGGCAATAAGCAAAAAGTATAAAGAAGTCGGCGGTTATTATATCGGCACGCCGAAAAAATGGGGCTACATAAAAAATGAAGACATTCAGCTATACGACGCCGACGAGGTCCATCATATCTTTAATTCAGACAGGTTCAGTTGTACACGCGGTGAGCCGGCCCTGATTAGTGCTGTCGATACGATTGATAAGCTTTTTGGCTACATCGATGCCGAACTGGTGGCCGCAAAGATCAATGCCTGTTTTCCAATGATGATTACGACCAAGGACTCGAGCGGCAAGCCACAGCCTTATACCGGGGGAGTAAGCTCATCCGGCAAAGATAAGGATGACAGGACGCTCGTGAAGATAGATCCTGGCATGATCTGGGAAGGTGAGGTGGGAGAATCGGCTGCTGCAATTGGTGCGTCCCGGCCGGCGTCGGCTTTTGATTCATTTATTTTGCGTATTATGATGCTCATCGGCCAGCCTGTGAACCTGCCACTTATGCTGGTGACGGGGGACTACTCGGGTGCGACTTTTATGAACTCCCGGATTGCCTATCAGGAGGCCCGGGACACCTGGCATGATGAGCAGGAGCTGATTATAAAGCCCTTTGTGAGACGGCTGTATTTGTGGAAAGTGCAGCAGTGGATCAAACGGAAAGCCTTGAAGGAACGCGATGACTCGGGCCAGTTTGAAATCTTATGTAAGCGCTGGCCATATGTGGACCCCTGGAAGGAATCCAAGGCCGATGAGCAGCAGCTCAAAAATGGCACAACCAACCGCACGATAATAAATGCCAGGCAGGGACGTGAGTTTAAAGAAGTTACGGATCAGAGAGCAAAAGAGGAGAAATATCTCGATGAGAAAGGTGTGACATTGGTTCCTGAAAAGAAGGAAAAGCCCGCGGCTTGAGAGGTGAAATTATGCCATATCCGAATGAGCATTCAGCAACTCTGCAGGATTCGAAGAAATTCGATCCCAAGAGTTTTCGGCGGACTAACGGTGGAACGATCTATGGCACCAAAAAAGTGCCCAAGACGATCGCCATTATCTGGGCCAAGCTCAAGAACAAGAACAAACCCAAGGATCCGCCGATCCCGGTATCCTTGAGGTTCCCGACTAAGAGCTGGACGGTCCAGAAGGCAAAGGCCTGGCTCAAGACAAACAAGGTCAAATATCAGAGCTTCGAGCCGGCAACGAAAAAGGAGAAAAGTTCAATGCCAGAAAATACGGCACCAATCAAGGCGTGTATATTTAACGATAATGCCGAGGTAGCTTTTGCCGAGGGTGATAGCGATACAAAGGGAGATCACTTCCGGATAGTCGGCTATTCCGGGGGTATCATGAAAAATCACTGGTTCTGGGGCAACATAGCTTTTGATTTGAAGGGCATGAAATTTGCCAAGAGCTGCACGCCGGTCCTCGCGGAGCATTTCAGAGATGTCCGGATCGGCTTTACGACTAAGCAGGAGATATCCAACAAGGTGATTGTCGAAGGACCGTTCCTCGATAATGATGATGCTCAAAAACTCAAGGCCGATATGAAAAAAGGTTTTCCGATGGAAGCGTCTTTGCTGGTGCCGGCTTTGGTGGTCGAACATGTGAAGGAAGGGGCAAGCGTCAAGGTAAACGGGCATACCTTGAAAGGCCCGGGGTCTGTGTTTCGACAATGTACCATCAAGGAAGTGAGCATGTGTGTGTTTGGTTTGGACAATAAAAC